TTCAAAGCGGCAGAGGCGTCGTTTTTCGACGCTGAGTCGCAGTGTCTCAGGACAAACCTCCGACTTAGAAAGTATGTAGGTTATGCCCAGGAACTTCCTGAGCCCTACCGAACATACATACTAAGAATGAGACGTTGGATTACCAACGTGCTAGGAGAGTTCCAGCCGTTCGCTGAGGCTTTAGCCACCTTGGTGAAAGTGACTTCCGGTGCTACAGCGACCACTCCCCGAAGAGAAAGCTTGCCTCAGCTTAAGCTGAAGCCTCGTCTTTACGCTACGCGTAACTGCGAGAGATACCTTACCGGCGTTTACCAAATATTTGGGTTTAATACGCCGAGGATCAAGCCAACTCACCGGAATAGAGTGGAGCTAGTGCCCAAGAACTGGAAAACAGACCGTACGATCGCCTGCGAACCTGAGGGGAATATTCCTCTTCAGCTCGCTTTTGATACGTACGCTAAGCGGCGTTTACGTCGCTATGGAATTGATCTGTCTGACCAGTCTGTGAACAAAGAGTACGCGCGAACAGCTTCTATCAATGGCCGTTTTGCGACCGTTGATTTTAGTTCGGCATCGGATACAATTAGCTTTAATACCGTCTCGCTGGTTTTTCCAGACGAATGGTTTAGCTTCTTGCACGATGTCAGAACCCCCGGTTATCGGGGGGTGTTCGGACGTGGAAAGTACTCCAAATTCTCAAGTATGGGAAACGGAGCTACTTTCTGTATTGAAACTCTTCTGTTCTCTGCTGCCTGCCATGCGGTGGGGGCGAAGGAGTTCTCCGTCTATGGGGATGATGTTATCCTCCCAACGGAGCTCTTCGACGCCTACACTGATTTGACAGGATTTCTCGGCTTTTCCATCAATAAGGAGAAGTCCTTCGTCACGGGACCCTTTCGGGAATCGTGCGGGGGCGACTACTTTAATGGAAGCGATGTGACGCCGGTCTACATCAGAGGCTTGGACCCTAGAAAAGCGGTCGTTTGCCACCTGGTGAATACCTTAGCGTCAATATCCAAACCTGAAGGGAAACTTGAGGAATACCTCCTCCAACTTACGGAGAGGTTAAAACTTCCACTTGTCCCATACAGTGAGGATACCCAGGGCGGAATATGGATATCACCGTCCTTGGCACGCAGTCGAAAAATTCTCTTTCGGCGAAATCATATCGACTACTGTAGGAAATATGTTGCATCCTATAGTAAGCGATACTTTGTTGATAGCCGCGGCTATTACCTTTGGTTTTTGCAAAAGCGTTCGCAAGTTCGCTTCGCTCAACCTTGGTTCAGCCATGGCGGTCAACCATCGACGACGCCGTTAGAGACATCATGGGCAGCCGTTTACGAACACAAATACGTGCGTAAACGAGTCTGCTGGCATATACCAGCAGATGGCGAGCCTGGCCACCTATACAGGTGGTCGGAACTGCTGCTCCGCAGCTAATGCTGCCGGGCACAGACTCGAGGG